TTGCTAAAGAAGTGATTGAATATTATGAACAGCACGATATTGGGGATGAAGATATTTATAATAAAGCCAAAAAATTAATTAATGGTGGCTAACAAAGAGTATTAAAACTAAAACAATAGATATGAAAAAGAGACATCATGTAGCTGTACAAATGGAAGAAGAACGTCAGTGGCAAAAGGATAATGGTCCTATTGTAAAGACTGCAGATGAACTATGGAAATATAGTGGAGAGACTGAAAAAGATTCTACAAAGTTAATAGAAGAAGATATTGAACAAAAAGAAAGAATAGTATTATTAGATAATAATATATATTCTGTATTGTCAGAGAAAAGGTCTAGGATTCTTGCTTATTGGTTATCTCATTTAGATACACCTATGAAAGACATAGCTGAAATAGTAGGCTGTCAACCAGCTACTGTAACCAGAACTGTAGCTAAATATTTAACTAAATTTAAAGAAATAAGAAATAAATAAAATGAAATTATATGAAACTAAAGATAAAGAACAGAGGCGTGCACTTAACAATTGGCACAATAATGATTACTGCGGTACTATTATTGCAGGGACAGGGTTTGGTAAGTCACGTTGTGGCGTTATGGCTATTAATCATGTTCTCAATACCCTTGGCGGTACTAGAGCTCTTGTCTTGGTCCCAACGACACAGCTTAAGGATCAGTTCAAAGAGGAATTTAAAAAATGGGACTGCGAAGATTGTTTGGAAAAGGTCGAAGTAGTATGTTATCAGTCAGCTTATAAACTTAAAAATGAGCATTATGATATAGTAGTATGTGATGAAATTCATTTAGGTTTGTCTAATAAGTACAGACAATTCTTTAATAACAACGTGTATGATAGGATCTTATGTTTAACTGCTACACCGCCTGAAGAACCAATGTATAAATTACATCTACATTTACTAGCACCTACAGTATATACATTAACCTTAGATGAGTGTGTAGCTATGAAATTAGTAGCACCTTATGAGATCTATTGTATACCTTTAGAGCTTACAGAAGAAGAAAGAATCGAGTATAAAAAGGTCAATAATAAGTTTGTAGAACATAAAATGGCCCTAGATCCTGACGCTTTTCAGTATGCTAAAATAGCTTTAAGTAGTTCAAGTGTTAGTTATGAAATGAAAGCACACGCTGCTGGATTTTATAAAACTATAAGAGAACGTAAAGCTATTGTAGATAAAGCTCACAATAAAATATCTAAATTTAAAGAGATAGTATATTCTAACTTAGACAAGAAAATTATAACCTTTGGAGGTTTAAATGACTTTACAGATATGCTTGCTCAGAGCGTTTCACCTCTAGCTGAAGTATATCATAGTAAAATAGCAACTAAGAAGAAGAGAGAAGCTCTAAGACGCTTTAAAGAAGGTGAAGTAAATATATTATGCTCTACTAAAGCTTTAAATCAAGGATTTGATATACCCAATGCTAATCTAGGTATAATATGCGGACTAACGTCTAAATCATTATCTATGATACAGAGAGTTGGTAGACTAATTAGATATGAAGAAGGTAAGATTGGTAAAGTGTATGTATTATATGTAAAAGACTCTCAAGAAGAAAAGTGGCTTAAGAATGCAGTGTATGATTTAAAGGGTGTAAAATGGTTATAATAAAAACTTTAATAAGAATAGGAAGTATGGATAAATTATGTATATTTGCATTAATGTTCCGTTCAACTGTAAAAGAATCCTTTATAATATGAAAATAGAAATAGAATTTGATGTACTTACAGACACTAAAATGTCTGCTGATGATTATACCTATTTGTATATAATATATAAAAAAGGGTTTACTCTGTTAAACAACCTTAATCTTAAACCAGATTTAGAAAGATTGCAAAGAGAAGGATATGTAAAGCTCGGTGAATCTCCTGCTAGTCACACGATTAGACAAGAGTTCATCGACCTTTTCATCTCTGATTTTGATGCAATGTTTACTGAGTTGTGCGGTACATATCCATTTAAAGTTAATTCTCCCGGAAGAGGTGTTAGAGTGTTACATGCTATTGATCCAGACGCTAAGTCTAATGTAAAAGCAAAAAACAAATATAAATCTATTGTAGCTGGTAAAGCTCACAAGCACAGATCTATTATGAATTGCTTAGACAAACAATTAACTGTAGATAAACATAATTTAGGGTATCTGCAAAACTTAGAAGTCTGGTTAAACAACCATACTTGGGAAAAATACGAGAATTTAAACGAACAACAACAAACAGAAAATGGAGAACAAGGACAAAGGCCAAGAATTACAAGAACTCTTTAAATCTAGAGGGTTCTCAAGCATAAAAAAATCAGTAGATACATCCATTAATGACGTAAGAATGGGTATGCTGGGAAAACGAAAAGTGTTACCAACTAAATGGAATCGCTTGAATAAGAACTTATTAGGTGGATTACAGCCTGGTAAAATGTATGTCATAGCAGGACGACCTGGAGTAGGTAAATCAGCATTTTCAAACCAACTTATATTTGATTTATTAGACAATAATCCTAATAAAAAGTTAATAGTATTATATTGGAGTTTCGAAATGCCTGGTCACCAACAAATACTCAGGGCCGGCTCTAAAGACGTTAAGAAACAAGTATTAGATTTATTATCTGTAGAAACTAAGTTATCTGAAGAAGAGTATGAATTATATAAAGAGAAAGTAGAGGTATATAAGAAGTACCCTATTCTATTTAATAACATACCTAGAACTATAGATTATATTAAAGATACTTGTGTTGATATGACTAATTCGTTACCTGATCGACTAATTATCAATGTATTTGATCACAGTAGATTAGTAGCGGGTAATTATAATAATGAGTTAGAGAAACTTGATAAATTATCTAAAGGATGTATGTGGATGCAAGCTAAGATGGGAGTTATTAATATACTTTTATCTCAACTTAATCGTAACATAGAACAGGAGCATAGAGCTAAAGCTCAATATCAGCCATTACTAACAGATTTATTTGGAGGTGATAGTGTTGGTCAAGATGCACATGTTGTTATGATGTTACAACGACCTTATGATTTATACGGTATTACAGAACCTTATTGTAATCACGATCCAGTAGGATTGTTAGCAGTACATATAGAGAAAAACAGAGATGGCTTATTAGGTATGCTTCCGTTTGAGGCAGACATGAGTACATTTACAATTAATGAACGAACTAAAACTAAATAATTATGATGGAAACAACTATACTAGCCGTAACTTTTGGGTTTGGCTTTTTAACAGGAATGGTGCTTGGAGTAATAGCTATGCTTAAACCTTTAAGACAAGTTCAATTAGAGCTAGAAGCTTATAAAGTAGCAGCAACACCTGACGAAGAATGCAGAGTTAATGCTCATGAATAGAAATATCGTAGTGATTTGGCCTAAACACAACTTAGCCTAGACTTGTTGTCAGGCCTTAACCTGAATTATAACTAAGCACTATTTTTCAGTATTTTTTTATTGCAGGCCAATGATCTATAAACATGCAAACAAGGATTAGTAATATGGCAGAGCTATTAAACATCTATCCTAATCCGACCGTGGCGTAACCTTGTGGCCCGTGTTTTACCCGTTTAAACAATTTAAAAACATAAATATGATAACAAATGTCGTAATACCTTTACTATTACTTATATCTACTGTATTAATTATACTTAACATTAAGAAAGGAATTATAAGTAATCAAAGAAACTTAGAATTATTAAATAAAATGAATAAAATAAATAACCATGGAACTACCAAACGAAAAGGTTAAGGCGAGCCGTAAATCACCAAAAAACATGATAATATATGGAGCGCCTAAAATAGGTAAGACTTCAATATTAGCACAACTTGATGACTGCTTAATAATTGATCTAGAAAATGGATCAGATATGATAGACGCATTAAAAGTAAAAGTAAATAATTTAGCTGAGCTTGCAGAAGTGGGTAAAGCTATTATGAAGAAAGGAAGACCTTATAAATATATTGCTATTGACACTATTTCAAAATTAGAAGAGTGGTGTGAAGCGGAAGGTAAGAAAATTTATATGAAAACTCCTATGGGTAAAAACTTTGACGAAAAGAACCCTGGTATGTCAATTCTATCACTGCCTAATGGCGCAGGCTACTTATATTTAAGAATGGCCTATAAAAAATGGATAGATAACTTGAACAAACTAGCAGACCATGTCATATTAGTTGGACACTTAAAGGATAAGATGCTTGAAAAGAAAGGTAAAGAGGTTGCAGTAAAAGATATTGACCTTACCGGTAAGATTAAGCAGATAACCTGTGCAAACTCAGATGCAGTTGGTTACATATACAGAGAAGATGATAGAACTATGGTTAGTTTTGATTCTTTAGATGATATTGTAGCTGGTAGTAGATGTGAGCACTTAAAAGGTAAGACCATGCCTTTAGAATGGTCAGAGATATTTATCGATTAACATGTATAAAATTAATTTAAAGACAAAAAAAATGATTAAAGCAAGACCAAACGTTAGCGTAGAAAGCGCTATTGTAACTCCAGAGACCATCTCTGTATCTCAGTTGCTAAAAGATTTAGCAAATGGAATAGGAAAAAAGGGAATGTGCGAAAAGTACAATGTAAAAAAATGGGAATTAGATGAAGTTTTTAAACATTCTAAATTAAAAGGCAAAAGACCTGCCCACGTTAAAAAACTTTCTTTTACATTTGTAGACGATACTGGTACTGATCCAGTAATAGTTACTCCAAGTGATTTAATATCAGACGCAATAGAGGATAAACATAAGGTAGATACATCAGAGCCTCAGTTTAGTAAAAGAGAAGAGTCTACACAATTTCCATCTAGTATGGAAGATGTAACAGATGAAGTAGATCCTAATCAAGTAACTTTAGAACAAGTTATAGAAGAGGCTAACGACGAGGTTAAAGCTAACTGGGATGAACATACTAGAGTTGAAGAAGGTATAGACCATAAAGGTGGGGAAGTAACTTTAGAAACTGCTATAACAGAAGCTACACAAGACACTCAAAATGCTCTTAACTCTATTAAGCAAACTAATGAAGTTATTGCTGATATGCTGAGTCCTACAGATTCTGAAAGCCCTTGCAAGGTAAATAGAACAGATGATGAACTTGAAATACCAAGCTTTGACAACACTTTAGAATTAGTAGAAGAACAAGAGATGGAAGCTGGTACAGAAGAAGTAGAAGTAGAAGTAGAAGTGGAAGAGAATGAATTCGATTCATTTACAATATAAACCAATTAATAAATAAATAAATAGATATGGCAATTAAAAGCAACGCAAGTACTGAAGCAGTACAAGGACAAGGAATGAAGGTATACTCAGGTATTTCTAATTTTAATGTTATCGCAGTAAATCCAACAATGGCGGAATTACACGATTTAGACATTAAAGTTAAATCTGAACCTAACTATCAAGTATCATTTAACAACGTAGATTACAATAAAGTTGTACTATGGGTTAAGAATGAAGACTTATCAACTAGAGTAGAGATTTTATTATCTGGAGAACACAGAGTTTCAAAAGCAGGTAAAAAGCAATGGATTAATGCATTTGGTCAAACTACATGGTCTGATGATGCACCAACATACGAATGGTGGAAAAAAGAAGGTGAAAGACCAGCATATATAGGAGAGGAAACTTTAATTTTCTTTACTAAAGCTTGGGCTAATGTAGCGGCAGGGGATGAGGTAACTTATGAGACTATGAAAAACATAGCTAATGGTGATGTAAAAGAAGTTAAATCTCTTGTTTCTGTATTAAAAGATAATCAAGTTAGATTACTAGTAGGAGTTAAAGATGATAAATATCAAACTATTTACAATAAGCAATTTGGTAGAATCAAGCCACAAAGAGATGATATGTTTGTTAAAATGTTAAAAGATGATTATGGTACATTTAACGCAGACTTTAATGCAGATCTTAAATGGGGAGAGCACGTACCAACTGCAGATTTAGTAACTCCAGATGCCTTGAATGAGGATGATGACTGGACTATGCCAGAAAAGCCAATGAATGGTAGACAACTTGTAGAAGAAGCTGATCCATTTGCTAATTAAGAGTGATAACAGCTAGAAGCAGTGATGATTATTTACACACCGATGTCATACTTAGAGAAATCTCTGAGTATGACATTTTTGTGTATTATTGTCCAAGCTTTAAACAATTAGGAAAACCTTTCTGTAGTGAGTTAAGACAGGATAGAAAACCAACTGCATCTATCGTTTCTTGGAAAGGTAATTTATTGTATAAAGATTTTGGGTGTTCAGAACATTCGTTCAGCTGTTTCAGATATGTAATGTATAAATATACATGTGATTTTATATCAGCTTTAAAAATTATAGATTGCGATTTCAATTTAAATTTAAATTCTCGTAAAGAAGAAACTTTATTCACTATGGGGATGATGGGTTTAAGGCAGAAACAACCTAGGATAGTAGAAACATTAACAATTATAAAGAAGAAAAGGCGGCCTTTTTCGGAAGATGATAAAAACTTTTGGACAAAATACTTTATCAGTAAGAAAATATTGGTTAGATTTGGCGTCGAACCAATAAGCCATTACTGGGTGAACCAAAACAGATTCAGTTGCAAATCAGTTACATACGCCTTTAAACTAGGCAAACGCTTCAAAATCTATGCACCATTAGAAATAGATTATAAATGGAGCAGTAACACTACCTCTACTGATATACAAGGCCTAAAACAACTACCTGCTACAGGTAAACAGTTGTTTCTTACCTCTTCTTTAAAAGATGTTATGTGTCTCTACGCTGCAGGTTATAGCGCAATCGCTTTTCAAAGCGAAATGCAAAATCCTGACGAAAAATTAATGAAAGACCTACATGATAGATTTGAAGAATTAGTTGTTCTCTATGACAATGATTATGATAATGAGAACAACCCTGGACAAACTATGGCCAGGAAAATCTGTGAAAAGTTTAATCTACGTAATATATGTATTCCAAACAAATATAAATCAAAAGATCCTTCTGATTTGGTAAAAAATGTTGGTTCACTTAACATTTTAAAACATATAATACATGAAAAGACAAGATGTAATTGAATTTCTGAGATCTAAGACAGGTTATTTAAAGAAAGGAAACCAATGGGTAGCTGATAAGTTAGGCATTGATTTAAATTTAGCTACTGAATGTAAAAAAGAAGTAGCGGCTAGTGAGTACAAAAAGTACAAAGAAAACACGCAAGAATTTACAAATGAGAATATAAACGAGATTAATGATAAAGGCTTTAACATGCACTTATCAGAGATCGGTCTAAAATTAGAAGACGTTAAGTCTGTAAAATTTTGGCAAACTAGCAAAGGTGATCATAGATACTCTGTTGTTCCTTTAACAGGATGGCATGAGTTAGAATCTGAAAAGAACGCATTTTTAGAAGAAGTTAAAAAGAAGTCACCACAAGTTAGTAAATATTCTTACAAACCTAAAACAAGTCCTTCATTGGGTGTATTATCCTTACCGGACATACATTATGGAAAGATTACGGGTGAAGGCCCGGAAGCAATAGAAGAACACTATATGCAAGTGGTAATGGAACTATGGGAGAAAGCAAAAGGATCTAACATAGAAAGATTATTAATGCCTATAGGTAATGACGGTATGAATTCTGAAGGTTTGAGTAAAGCAACTACTGCAGGAACTCCTCAAGATGATTATATGGGATGGAGACAATCTTTTAGAGGCTATTGGCAACTAATGGATACAGCTATCACATGGTTATCAAAGAAAATTCCAGTAGATGTTGTTATTGTACAAGGTAATCATGATTTTGAGCGTATGTTTTATATTGGAGAATTGTTAGACTCTAGATACGCTAATAATCCTAACATTACAGTAGACAATTCACTTGATGAGAGAAAGTACTACCAGTATGGAGCAAATATGTTTTTAAATTTTCATGGAGATAAAGTAAAGAGAAATAATATTCCTTTACTTATGGCTACTGAACAACCTATTATGTGGAGCGAGTGCATCTTTAGAGAAGCTCTTGTAGGACACATACATAAAGAGTTAGTAGATGAAATCATGGGAACTAAAGTTAGACATATTCCAAGTATATGTGGTAATGATGAATGGCACAAAGGTAGAGCCTATGTTGGCACTAGACGTGTTGGACAAATGCATATTTATCACATTGCGCGCGGGTACGAAGGAATGTTTCAAGTAAATGTACTAGACTAATGGCCTGGAAAAGAAGATCAAAAGGACGATCAATGATTAAATCAAAGAAAGCGTCATACAATGGGATAGAATTTCAATCTCTATTAGAAAAAGGAATGTATAAACTTCTAGAAGAAGCTAACATAGATGTCGATTATGAAAAACATTCTTTTACTGTATTTGACGCTTTAGTATATCCACAAGCATGTTATGAAGGTACGCCAAAGAAGTTGTATAACAAAGGTAGTAAAGTTAGATCTATAACTTATACACCGGATTTTGTAGACCCTAATGGCAAGTGGATTATTGAAACTAAAGGCTATGCAAATGAATCTTTTCCTTTAAGATGGAAGCTATTTAAAAAGCATCTTAAAGAAAATAACCTGGCTTATGTCTTATTTATGCCACGGAACAAAGAACAATGTAAAGAAGTGTTAGAACTAATAACACAGTTATAAAGCGGGGATACGTAAAATTGTGCGCTATAGTATCCAAATTAAGGGCTCTTAGGGAAGGGCCCTTTTTTTATTAATTAATTAAAATTAAAATTATGGCAAAAACAGCAAAAGAATTTCTACACTCAGATGAAATGCATGAGGATGACTCAGTGTTTAATCCTGGAGGAAAACAAGAATATACTGAAGAACAATTAATACGCTTTGCAGAACTCTGGGCAGAAAAACAATTTCAACTTATTGTGGCTAATATTGAAGAATTAGGAAACGAATGGCAGAGTTAGTAAGCTCATGCTGTGGAGCGGATTACACAGATAATCAAGATGAGGGAGGCAGTTTTTGTTGTAACTCAGAAATAAAAAATGGACTTTGCAGTGAATGTAAAGAGCACGCAGAGCCTGAAGAGGGATTTGTATGTGAAAAATGTGAAGAGTTCTTTGAAAGTTCTATTGAAGATTATGAATACAAAAATCAAATGCTTGATGCTAAAGCAGAGGATAGATCAGAAGCAGAAAGAGACGAGAGATGATAGAAAAGATCACTCGAAAGTCTATGCTTATAAGGCCTTCTGGTAGATCCACAGACTTTATAACACCAAGCTTTGGTTATGGCTGTTTATATAACTGTTCTTACTGCTACATGAAAAGACATAGACCAACAGGTCTTACTGTAGCAACAAACACAGGAGATATATTAACAGCTGTAAACAATCACGCATTCTTTACCCCGGTAGATAAACCTAATCAAACTCATCCTACATTCACAACATATGATATTAGTTGTAATGAAGATTTTTGTCTTCATGCTAAGTATCATGAGTGGGAAGGTATATTTGATTTCTTTAAATATCATCCGATAGCAATGGGATCATTTGCAACAAAATTTGTAAATAAGAAACTATTGTCTTTTGATCCTGAACGTAAAATACGTATAAGATTCAGCCTTATGCCACAAAAAATGGCTGATATACACGAACCCAACACATCTAAGATCATCGATAGAATTAGAGCAATCAATGATTTTATAGAAGCAGGGTATGACGTACACATAAACTTCTCTCCAGTTATTATCACAGACACTTGGAGAAATGATTATGCACGATTATTTGAAGGTGTTGATGCTATTGTGGATAGAAAATATAAAAGCAGAGTACAAGCTGAAGTTATATTTCTTACACACAATTTTAAAAAACACACAGCTAATATGCTTGCGCACCCAGCAACAGAGAAAGACCTTTGGGTTCCTAATAAGCAAGAAGCTAAGATTTCACAATATGGTGGAGAAAATGTACGATACAAACTTGGGCTTAAGTCTGAGTATATACAAGAATTCACAGAATTACATAACCAAATTATACCTTGGAACACTATAAGGTATATATTTTAAATTAATTAAACATGAGAAACAATCAAGATCAACTCTCTAGAATATCAAAGACATTGATATTTTCAGAGCCTTTCTACGGTATCTTTCTTATAGGATTGCAAAAGCAATTTACTATGAGTTGTGCTACTGCAGGTGTAGGAAAACACGGTATAGGTATGAGGTTAGTTATTAACCCAGACTTCTTTATGGGCCTTAGTGAGGATCATCAACACGGCCTACTAAAACATGAGTTATTACATATAGCTTTTGGACATATTATATTGTCAGACAGATACCCTAACAAAAAGCTTTTTAATATTGCGGCAGATATAGAAATCAACCAATATATTGCTGAGCACATGTTACCAGAAGGTGGTCTTAAGTTAGATTCATTCCCTGGTGTATATTTACCAAAGAAAGCGGGTACTAAAGTATATTATGATATACTTAATGATACTTGTGATCAAGAAGGTAATTCAGATAATGAAGCACTGCAGAAATTACTAGGAGATATGGATGGCAATAGCCAGTATGACCATAAAGAATGGGAAGAGATCAGTGAATTACCTGAAGCAGAGAAGAAGCTAGTACAAAAACAGTATGAGCATCAAATGAAACAAACTGCTGAGGAAATCAAGAAGCAATGTGGTACTATCCCTGGTGAATTAGCGGAGATAATAGAAAGACTATTTACTTTAGAGCCTCCTAAGTTCAATTGGAAGCAGTATCTTAAAAGGTTTATTAACAACTCTTCTACGGTCTATACTAAAAAGCTTAGAAGAAAGAATAACAAACGTTACTCTGGTAATCCGGGCCTAAAGATCAAGCATAAGAATCACGTGCTCGTAGGTGTTGACACTTCAGGATCAGTTAGCAGTGAAGAGTTAGTAGAGTTTATGCACGAGTTAAGTCACATGCATAAAACTGGCAACACTATAACTGTTGCACAATTTGACACTCAGCTAACAGATGTATCTGTATTTGATCCTAAGAAGTCTTGGGAGATAAAAGGTAGAGGTGGCACATACTTTCAGCCGGTAGTAGATCATTACAATGACCCTAAGAATAAATACTCAGGGTTTATATGCCTAACGGATGGAGAAGCTCCTAACCCAGACAACTGCCCAAAGAATGCTTTATGGGTACACAGCAGTAAATGCCAGATAAACGAAGAGTTACCTGGTATAAAAATTCAATTAAACTAATCAATTAAACAAAACAATTATGAATGAAGTAAATTTAAACATTGATGAACTACAAGATTTTGTAGGACACATCATAACAAACAATCGTCACTTACAGGCACAGGGTAAAAAGCCTGTAGCTATAGAAGTAGTAGGGGAATCAGGTATTGGTAAAACAACCAGTATTATGGACATGACAGCTAAACACGGTCTAGACTTTGTTAAGCTTAATCTGGCTCAGATCGAAGAGTTAGGTGACTTAGTAGGTTTTCCTATTAAGCAGTTCCAAATGTGGAAAGAAAAAGAAGGTAAGAAGATAGGTAAATGGGTAGACGAAGTTGCAGTAGATGCTCAACATAAGCTAGGCTTCCAAACTACAGGTAAAAGTAGAATGTCTTATTCAGCTCCTGAATGGATAGCGGATAAGAAAGCCGGTGGTGTGTTATTACTAGATGACTGGAATCGTGCAGATATGAGGTTTATACAAGCATGTATGGAATTAGTAGATCGTCAAACTTACATTTCATGGACGTTACCAAAAGATTGGCACATAATCTTAACGGCAAATCCGGATAATGGTGATTATATGGTTAATAGTACTGATCCTGCACAGAAAACTAGATACATTACAGCAAACCTTAAGTTTGATATAAATGTATGGGCTCGTTGGGCAGAAGAGAATAACATGGATACTAGATGTATAAACTTTTTGTTAATGCATCCAGAATTAGTTACTCAAGAAACTAATGCTCGATCTATTTCAACGTTCTTTAACAGTATATCAAGTATACCTAAGTTCGAAGATCAGTTACCTTTAGTACAAATGATTGGTGAAGGCTCGGTAGGCAACGAGTTTGCGTCTATGTTTACTACATTTATCAATAATAAGCTAGATAAATTAGTAACTCCCCGTGAATTAGTTACAGGACCAGACGAGGTTTTACTAGAGTTGAGAGAGTGTATTGGTAAAGATGATTCATATAGAGCTGATATAGCAAGTTTATTAGCCACTCGTGTAGCTAACTTTGCTGTTGCTTTCTCTAAAACGGACAGCGTAACTGCAAAAGTGCAAGATCGTCTTGTTAAGCTGTGCACTTTAGACTATTTAACTGACGATTTAAAGTATTTAGTGGTTAGAACTATATTTAACGGTAATAAGTCTAAGTTTAATAAAATGATGATGAATCCAGCTATCATTAAAATGACTGTGAAATAATGGCCAGTAAGAATGTACATATAGGCTCCCCAAGCAAGGAGACCTTAGAAGACTTAGGATTTACAGATATAAATGATGTGGGATTTTGTACAAATTCAGAAGTAGTGGATGTTTATTTGTCTGAGTCACAAACTCAATGGACTACAATACAAGATCTTTTAACTACAGAAACAACTTCTGATTTAACTACAGTTAAAAGAGCTTTTATATTACCTATGCATAATGTGTCAACTGATAGACTTAAGGCTTCTCTTAAAGAGCATAAGATTTCTGTTACTAATGATTATGAGAAAGCTGATTTTATTATTCCTCATACTAATTTTTATGATAGTTATACCAATATTCCTAATATTCCTCAAACTAAACTAATGTTTAAGGTGTCTAATGGGTACTATTGTCACGACCATAGACCTTTAACTCAGGACTATCATGATAAAACTGATAATGATGTTCTCTTAGAAAGTAGAAGTCAGGATACTAACTATCAACATAATATGAATTATGAAAGCGCTCCTTTTGATTCTTTTATATTTAGTAGTATGTCTTTAGAATTAGCAAGTTTAATTCAAAATGAAGAAATGCAAGTTATTGGTACTGATACTATTCTTAATCAATCAGCTAATAGAATTCCTATAACTCAACAGTTAATAGATGATATTACAAAAATGGCTGATAGTTATTCCGCTACTGATGACGATGTAGAAATGGCAGGTAAGATTATTCCTACTATTGACCCTACAGGAGAGCCTTATTTATTATATGAAAGTGCTACCATGTTGGATAATGTTTCTTATAAGTTTAACAGGAATAAAGATGTTATGTACTGGATGGATAAACATAATATATACAACTTATCTAGAAAAAATGCTGAAGAGGCTATTAAATACTTTGATGAGAAAGGGCAGTTAGATTCAAGATGTTTTAAATCACTAGAAGTAAAATGTAGGGAACAAATACAGATTAATAACCGAGAATTGTATACTTTTAAAGTTCAAGTTAAACCTGAGTATAGAAAGTACATGAAAGACTAGTTGAGAAGAACTGTCTGATTAACATGTTCGTGTTTAATTGATGCATAGAGGGGGAGTGTAATGCTCCCCTAATATGTTTAACCGTAATAAAATAAAATAATATATATGACAACAGAAACTACGGGTACCGTCGCCCTTATAGACGGAGATAGTCTTATTTACTTTGAAATGGGTAAAGAAACTTTAGAAGAAGCTTTAATAGGTATAGATAATAGAATACACACAATGCTAGAACAGTGTGAAACTAAAAAATACGCAGGCTTTCTTACTCAAGGAAAATGCTTTAGATATGATAGAGCAACAACTAAACCTTACAAAGGAAACAGAAAGTACGGAAATAAGCCAATTATTTTTCCAGCAATTAAAGAGTATTTAAAACAAAAATGGGGATTTACGTATGTAACAGAATTAGAAGCAGATGATCTTGTTGCTATCTACAGAGAAGATTGTGACTATTCTATTATATGTTCTCCAGATAAAGATGTTTTAAAGCAAGTAGATTCAGTGCATTTTAATTATAGAACTGCTGAAAAAATTGGGACTACTAAAATGGATTCAGAAAAATTCTTGTGGAAACAAATGCTTATGGGTGATAGTACTGATGGAATTCAAGGTATACCTAAAGTAGGTGAAAAGACAGCTGATGCAGCATTGAAAGGAATTAATGTTAAAGAGATGCCAGCTCTTGTTTTAAATAAATATATTGAAAAGTTTGGTACACATGAAGGAGTGCATAGATTCTCTGAAACTTTTAAACTTGTATATATATTAAAGACTAAAGCAGAAGCATATCTAGAAACTGGAATACCTTTACCAAATTTAATAATTAGTGAGTTGTCAGAAATTGAAGCAGAATCTAAGAGTGACGACTTATGGGCATAAAAGTAAAAGATATAACTTTTAAAGCAATAGATGCTTTATCTTTTAAAATATCAGGATATACTGAAGGCATAAAAGAGTATAAAGAGGGTAAACAAATAAAAGAATTAAAAGGCCCAGACGGATTACATTTAAGCTTAGGACTAGCAGTTGAAGTAGATAGAAATTGGTATATAATAAATTCTATAAAAGTAGATAATAGATTTAAAAATACAACTTATATACTATCTATGGCTGACAGAACAAAAAGTTCTACTTTCTTAATGCCTATGATAGGAGGTGATAGGTCTTTATATTTTTGGGAATCTTTATTTGTAAATTGCCATCTATACATAGAAGAAGATGTGTATCATATGGCTTTAGTCTATAGGTATTCGTCTGATCCTTTATTTTTAAAATTTGAACAAACTGTAAGAAAGTTTGAATCATTTGTTAAAATATTAGATCCTGATCCTCATTATGTAGTGTTTATACTTAATGTTCCAAAAAAACAAGCGCGTAATTTTCAAAAATTCATGAAAGGTAAGTATTCTAAGTTGTCCGCAAGGTATAAAGATGCCATAGAAGATTTTCATAATTTTTCTCCTACAGGAACTATAATGCAAGTAGTACACAAATTAGCTCCAAGGAAAAAACTTTTAGAAGGTCTGTTAGGATGTACTTTAGAGGACGATTCTGAATTAATGAGTATTATAAACTTAGAAAAAGAAATTCTAAACATGGAAAAATATATTAAAAAAACAAAAACAATAAGATGAAAATAGGAGACAAAGTACAATTAATAAAACTTACAGAACATTACTCACGAGGAGTAATTGGAAATATTTATGAGGTAGTACAAATACAAAAAACAGATATAAAATTATGCTCAGTTGAGAATAATGATTATTGTTTTTACACAATACCAAATAATGTTAGTTTACATATACAAACAGAGAGCGAGGTATTTGCAACCCATTTAGATGCAATTTTAACGGATATTGGAGAGTTATTGAAAAGTAAAAATAAGGCGTATGGAAACAGTGCATTAAAACCAGCTAAAATATTTAGCCAACTTAATGCCACTGAATCTCTATGCTCTAGAATAGATGATAAATTGATGAGAATAAAGAATCGGGGAATCAACGATGCTACAGAGGATACTGTAGATGATTTAATAGGCTATTTACTGTTGTTAAAAATGTCTATGTAAAACTAAAGAGGGGGCTTTCGCCCCCTTTTTTTATAAGTTTAAGAACCACTGGTATTTTTCTTTTGGAGTTTGAGTTGTCCTTAACCCTCTTAATACCGGCATTAAATCTTCAAAGTCTTTTCTTATTTTTCTATCGCCTTTCTTAAATCTACCAGTATTTCTTTGGTAAAATATTGTTTTATCAGCTACAGGTATACCTACACCATGCAAAAGTTCATTTCCTATGTTTTCAATTAAGCTACCTGCTTGCTCAATAGGCCTAAGTGTTGCTGAAGGTGATTTTAAAATTCTAAATGCCTCCTTAGTACCAACAATAGGAGTCCATTGTAGTATCTCTGTTTGAAATCTTTTAGCTTGGTACAACATAAAATTAGATACATAAGTTTCATCATCATCATCTAGATTAGATAAAGCTGCTACTAACGCCATTGCTGCAATTAAAGAAGATAGTTCTACTAATGTACGTTTTACGTTTTGTTGCTCCATAAGAGACATATTATCATATACACCTAATGGAGATTTTACACCATCTACTACAGATTCACTTAAAAGATTAAAGAATGATACATACATACCTTGTGTAACTGCCCCTAGTTCTTCATCAGTGTGTATAGTAGATCCTGTAAATCCTCCGTGGCCGTATCTTCTTCTTATACCAGGCACTACCCAACTACGAAAAAGTCCTAACATTTTACCATACCAAGATTTACTTAATATTGGAGAATCAAATCTACTTTTAACTTGATTTGTTCTTCTACCTAAACCTCTTAATAAATGTATAAAATCAGCTTTATTAAAATTAGCTACTTTTTTATTTACAGACATAAAACCTTTTTTATCTATTTCTAACATATCATATAGATTTGCAGGCTTACCATCTTTCATTATAACATTTCCATCTTTATCTTTTAATTTACCTTCTAAATTCTTCATAAGAGCTAACATACGTTTACTAGAAAGTTCATGTTCTACAGCTTGTTGTAACACCATTAAATTTCCTGTATCTAATGCTTTACGTAATTTAGACCCTACTAGTTTATTACCTTCTCTGTCTGTAAACTCTGTTAATGCATCAAACATTTCTAATGCTTTTCCTAGTTTTGTATCAGGAGCAAAATTTCCTACATCACTAATTGCAGCCCCTTCTCCCCAGTACTTTTGAGTTGCCCAAGCTAAATCAGATTTAGTTACAAATTGTCCCGCTACAGATTCCTGAAGTAAAGATGCATTATCTAAAATAAATTGATTACCACCTTGAAGTAAATTAAGAGATAATGTATTCATAGCTACATACTGATTTATAGTACCTGCAGCTTGCTCTAAATTTATAGTTCTTCCAAAAACATTTACATCAGTTCTATAAGAAGTTTCTCCAAACATTACCATATTTATCCATTCATTTAAATGTTTATATGTGTAAGACTCTCCTGGTCTTGTTATTGGCATTTTAACTCCTAATTTTTCTGCAATTGCACTTACATATGCTCTACCAGAAGCATCTACCTCTACAGTTCCTCTTTTTTCTATTATATCTCTAAAAAGCATAACTTGTCCTACAATTTCAGATTTAGTTTTAACATTATGAGCCATGTGTCTAAACCTATATAAACTACTAGCAATATCTTTAGATACATCTTTAGAAGGAACTAAGTTAGTATATCTAACTGGTACATTTCTTTGAAGTTCTCCAGTAGCATTATCATATATAGCCATTTCATCTGCTGTTTCAGTAAGGCTAAAACTATCTTTTATCATATCTTTACCGGCAGTGTATGCTCCTTGCTCTTTAGCTCTATCTAAGCCTTCTTTTCTAATAGATGGCATTAAATATGAAAAAGTATCCCAACTATTTTTTTCCATACGATTAACTCCTACCATTTTATGTCCTTTTTGTAATTCTGCTAATACAAAGTCATAATACTTTTTCTTTTTAGGATCGTTTTGTATTGCAGTGTATTTAGGATTAGCATATTTAGAAGCTTTAGGTTTAACCCATTCACCTCTAGGAAGCTTGCCTAGCATATTGTTAGATAAAGTACTTCTTAGTTTTTTTATTTTAAGCTCTTGATTAGCAGCTACATCTGTAGAGTTTGAAGAGTCTATTATACTTTGTGCTGTTTTTATTTGCTTTTGTATACTATCTCTTATGTCTTGCCATCCTTCTATAGGTTCAGTATTATTGTTTAAAAATTTAGTTTGATCTGCAACATATCTTTTACCATTATCAGATTTATAAAATTTAGAATTAGCATCTTTAAAATCTGACTGGTCATTAAAATCTTTTCTTTTAGGTTTATTATATTTATCAGCTAATCTTGCATACTCTGTTCTAATATCAGAATAATATTGATCAGCCAATAAAGGTTGTACTAAAGTTAGTACTTTTATAGTAGAAGTTTCTTTTTGTTGAGATTTATCAGTAAAATATTGATCATCTCTAACAGTCATTTCTACTTCTTCTAAAAACGGATCATTTAAACCTGCAATATCAAATTCATTTTGGCCTTCTGCCATTTCATTATACTGATCTCTTAAAGTATATTTAAAATCTCTAGTCATATCATTAGACTTAAGATTAGCTTCATCTACTGCTTTAACAAATAATTGTAAAGCAGACTCACTAGAGTATATCATAGGGTCCATTAAATATGAAAACCCTGATTTATCTTTTTGCGCCTCTCTTAACTCTTTTATAAGCATTGATCTATTAGGAATCATTTTATTTTTAAGAGATTCTATTTGCATGTTAGCTATTGCAGCATCAAACTCTTCTTGAGTATATTCTTTATTATCAAATTTTCTTTTAGCTCTTTTATACTCAGTAGTATTTTTAACTTCTTTCATGTTAGTACTTCTTATAACTCCATTTTTTAAATTATCTTGGATGTTTTGTATAAGAGACTGGAGTTCAACATCAATATTTTTATTATGAAATCCTAATAAAGACTCAGCTATAATAGGTACTACTTCATAGTCAAAATCTTCTTTCATTTCTTCTACTTCTTCTAAAACTGCATTTAATTTTTCTTCTAATGAATTAAAAGCATCTAAACTTAAAACCTTTCCTGAGCGTTTTTTTCTTTTTACTAATTGTTTAATATCAGAAAGAACATCTAATCCATCTAGATTAACTTTCATAGAATACATTAAATTTAAGTTTTTATAACTAGATTGTTCTTTAAAATCAATATTACCGTTTTCATCTTTTAAATTCATGATGTCATTAAACTGCTGTTTAGTTTCTAACATAGTAGCAGTAGTAGCATCTACAAACTTTACAAAATCTTCAACTCTATCAACTTTAGTTAAAGATGCTTCTAGTTTTTCCATTTTAGGTAATAAAACGTCTTGCTCTTCTTGTGGTAATTTTTTAATCCTAGCAAGGTCTGCTTTAATTTTTACTTTAAGTTGGATTGTTATATCTTTTAACTTTTCTTGATCTCTAGTCTTTTTTTGAAACTGTGTATACCCACTTATAGGATTAACCATTTCACTAGCTCTAAGATCTTTAGCAAACATTTCTTGTGCTAAGATAGCAGCTGTGTTAGGAGTAGTAACAAGTCCTAGCTTATTTAACATCTTAGAAAACGCTCTAAAAATCTTATTTAACATTTGTTGCATAGGACTAGGATTCTTTCTAGTTATTTTAGCACCTTCGATACCAATTGCTGTTGCTAAAACTTCTTTATCTAACCTTTCTCCTTCCAGTTCTGGGTATTTATCAGCTACTTTATTATATAACTCTGTATCTTTAAGTTCTTCAAAAGCCTGAACAATAACCGGGTTATCTGCGCCTAACATATCTACATATGCATGGCCAAACTCATGATACACCGTATCTTCTGTTGTTAAATCTGTATTAAAGGTTACAGTAGGAGAGTCAGAGTCTTTAGACTTTTCTATAGACCCTAAAGAGTCCATTTGATTATCATATACTACATCTACAGTTACTCCGGCCTTAGCAAAAGCATCTTTTAAATGATTAGATTTCTTTTGTACCTCAGCTTTTTCTTCTCTGTCCTGTTCAGAGTATCTACTTTCATTACGATTTTCTCTTCTAATAGATTCAGAAACTCTTGTGTCTTCTTGTGAAGCAGCTGTTAATCCTGCTACGGTCCTAACATAAGTATCTATATCATTCTGAGTTTTATATGTTAAGTCAGCATTAGTTCCTCCTTCATCTGTTATTCTTTTTAAGAGATCTTCATTTATAGTAACTGCATGAAGTTGTGCAGACTTAGAATATATATTTTCTTGAGTCATTTTTATATACTCAGTGTCTATTAAACCAGGATAACGATTGTTTATATTTTCTATTTCTCTAAGACTTGATTGTACATTAGATTGAGTTAAATAAATAGAACCTCCTTTTTTAGTAGCAATGCCGTGAGACTTTAAAATTTTGTATACTGCATCAACTTTTTTATTTTTAGGAGCTGTGTTATCCATATACCCAAAAAGATCTGTATACAATATATTTTCTACTCCATTTTTATAATATTTACACTTCATATTTATTTTTATATTTTACAAAATTTTTCAATTACATCCTTAACAGGTTTCATTACAAATTCAGGAAGTGCGTTTATTTTATTATTAGCTATGAAATCACCTTCAGCTTTTTTTGGCATTATAGATTTACCACTCCTAGTAAGCATAGAATCTTGAGTGCTTTGAGTAACTCCTACTTCACTTAACTTTCCAGGAAGGCCTGTAGTTTGTAGTATTTGATAACCAGCAATACCGTTAGATTGAATTGATGTTCTTACATAAATCATAGGGTCTCCCATTGGGGGGTTTGTAATAAAATAATCTGTAAACTTTAAATTTTTATCAAATACACTGTTATCGTTCTGAGTAAAAAATACTGTTTCTTTAAATGCCATTTTGTTTTTCTTATCTCTGAATTTATTTTCTTTATAAGGAACTGATGGTAATAAAGGAAATCCTCCAGGTTTTAATGTTCCAAAATTCCTTACAAATGTATGCATAAAATCTGTACTTGTAAAATAATTTTGAGTTTTTGATGCTTCTGACGCTTGTAAATAATAAGTTACAGGAGAGTCTTGATTTTCAAACAACATATTTGTAGATAAAAACTGTGATGGAATAAGATCCATATAAGTTCCAGCCCCAAGAGTAAACCCTTTAGTATATAATTGATTTGCAACTATAATTTTAGCAAATTGTTTTATTTCTTTTAACTCTTCTATGTTGTTTTTATCATTTGCGTATCTTCCAGGATTAGTAACCATAGTTAATAATGCGTTAGATATAATGTTTTTACTATTTGCAGAAGATTCTAATAAAGTTTCCATTTTAATTAGATATACTCCATTCTTTTTTTCTTGATTAAACACATCAGGCTTTAATAACTCTACAAACTTATTAGTAGCTAATTTAGGATACTTAATTTTAATATTATTTAACTTAGTAATAATATTATTTGTAGGATCAGTATATAAAGACTCAAAAGTTTTCTTAGATATAAGCTTACTTTTTACAAAAGGACTTTCAGGCCTAGTCATCATATCTAAAAATAACATTTTGTCTATAAACTTATGTTGGTCTGCACTTAATGAATGCTGATTAATACTTTTTTTAAGTTCATTTTTAAATGTATAAAAAGAAGGTCTATTATTTATAAAACCAATGTTTTCTCCTGCTTCTAACATTGTGTCTAATATACCTCTATACGATAAAGCTATTGCATTTAATGGGTTATTAATGTCAGCTCTATTTTCTGATATAAGTTGCTCTGCACCTTGTATAATATCGTTAGTACTACCTTCTAAATATGTGTTTTCAGTATCTAAATATGACATTAATGAAGATATTTCATTAACATTAGACATATTATCAGGAGTTATTATTTTATATACAGTTTGTAGCTGTCTACCAGCTTTAAATAGTTGTCCAAAATTATGTAAATATTTTGCTTGATTTATAATCTCTGATGAGTCTAATCCTATATTAGGTAATGCAGCTGATGTTTTTAAAATCTCAGAACTCATAGGCATAAAAGCTCTATTAGAATTTATTGTTTCTATTCTTTTTCTAAGAGGCGCTCTTTCTTCAACCGGCAACTCGTTAATAGAAGAATCTGTTACATTTTTAATCAGAGTTAAAAGTTTTGATAATCCCTTTTGTTCTATTTTAGCTCTATTTATTAAATCTTTTATAGAAGGTTGTGCTAAAAAATACACTACATCTTCTACAGGAACTCCAGTACTTAGCATTAATCCTGCAATTGGCACTGTATATTTATTATCATTTATATCAATCTGTATTGGATCTTTAGCTGCATCTACTGCAGCAGATAAATACATAGATATATTAAAATCTGTGTAATCACCAGTAAAAGTATTTGTTATAGGATCGTATTCTCTAGTTTTACCTATAGAATTAAATGTTATTTGGTTTTCACCGTAATTTATAACAGGAGCGTAATCTTCATGTATAGTTAAGGCGTTAGCTGTCTCAGCTACATTTCTACCTGCTAGCATATTAGACCAAAGACCTGTTAAAGCTTGTCCTTCTTTATTTCTAGACTCCATATCAAGCTCTGCTAAAGGATTATTATAATCTAACGTTGCAGAAGTATCTCTTAATTCTTCTGCTAAAAGCTCAAGTCTTCTAGAGTCTAAAGGAGAAACAACTTCTTCTAAATGTTTAGGATCAGTTAAGATAGATTCAGCTATACTAAATATCACATTGTCTCTTTCTTCCCTCGACATCTTAGATGGATCTTTTTTAGAGTAATCTGGTGTAATTTTAGTTAAAACACCATCTACCATTTTTGTTTGTTTTAGAATTATACTTAATTTATCGACATCAAAATCACCCCCTTGTTGTACAGTAATTGCTCCAGGCACCATAATGGCTTTAGAATGTGATTCAGGTAAGAATTCTACAACTTTCATTACTAATGAAGAGTTTTTACCTTGATTTGGAGTTCTATATCCAATAACAGTTAACAAAGAAGGATCAACATCTTCTATTTTAGTTCCTGCAGGTAAACCTAACGCACTAGCTCTAATTTTTACTTCTGCAAGATTTTTACCATCATAGAATTTTAACTCATTCATACCAGCTGTGCCGGACCCACCTAACTCAGCTATTTGAACTAAATCTACTCCTTTTAACTTTTGATTAAAAATAGCATTATTATATATACCAAAAAATATTTGTTCAAATTTAGCTTGATAGTTTGGAAAAGCTAAAGGAATTTCAAATCCCCAATCATGTTGTCCTTCTGGGACAATGTTTAAAGCATCTAAATAATTTGAAGGTAAATCTTTTTGTATTAACTGACTTCTTATTTCTTCTCTAACAGCTTGTAAATGCTCTAATTTAGCGTCTGCATATTCTTTTGTTCCTTTTACAGCTTTTTTTAATTGTGGTATTTTAAGAAGATTATTTAAAGCTTTAGTGTCTTCTTTAATATTAGCAGCAACAGTTTCTTGATATAAGTTATATAAATCACTTCCTGACTCAGGACTACCGTCTAACATATATACACTATTAGGAGTTTTTTCTAAGTTAGTTATTATATTTTTTCTTACTTGTCTAGAAAATGTAATTGTACCTTTAGAAGGGCTGTTATATTGTTGAGGTATTCTAAGTTTTGTAGAGTCCATAGTAGTTATAGTTGCATCATCAAAAGTTTTTCCTGCTTGTAAATCTAAAACATTCTTTCTAGCTCCTTTTGTAGCGCTTTCTACATTTACTACATGTATTCCTTTATCATCCATAGCCTGTCTAACTGTTTCAAGCTGAGGCATGTTAGCTGAGAGTTCTTTAGTGACTGTTACATATGAATTCTTATTCATATACATAGTCATTCTTCCATTATCTAACATTAATTCTTCATGATAAGGTTTTACAGGGTATATAGGCCTAGCTTTTCCTTCATCAGTTACAAAACCTATACCTTTTTTTTCATTTCTATATGCTTGCCCGTCTAGCTTATTGTTCCACTTACCTAATCCCATCATTATACCTCTATACATATCAATAGATATAAACCCCTGCGCATCTGTTTTGTTAACTGATCTATAACTATCAGCAATTTTTTTAGCTTTATTAGCAGGAACTTTTTGTGCAATTAGTGATTTATACATATTATCCGCAACTAAATTAGCTGCTTCTTTATTGTTAAAATCAAAATCTTTTATAACAGTCTCATTGTAAGTTGGCATCATTCCATAAACTCCACCCCCTTGTTCAGTCATACCCTTTATAAACAATTTTGTTCCAGGAGTATTTAATAAACCCGCACGTTTATAAAAATCAGCAGGGTTTTTAGAATAACTCATACCACCTCTATAAAGTTTATTTAATTCTGTTCTACCAACAAAATCATTAAATACAAAATCTGATATAAAATCTTTTTTAACAGACATTCTAGAATCTACATCTTGGCCTAAATTTATTCCATAAGTATCTATAGCATCCTGTACATTTTTTTCGTACTGCTTTAATTTATCTTCTAATGCTTCTACTTTTTTATTTAATTCTTTTTGAAACGTTTTTCCTAATTTTGATCGTTTATATTTACTTTTAGAGTCGTCATTTATGTATTTAAAAACTTCATCAGACATATCTAAACCTTTTTCTAATGGAGTGTTTTCTAAGTTTTGTATTTGAGGCATAGTAAATGCAGTACCTCTTTTAGTTTTATCAAATGCCCCGTCTATTCTAGGTCCTGTATATCCTGTACTAGGATCTTGTCCTTTAAAATAATGATACCCTTCTACTAACTGACTATAATCATTTGTATCTATTGCTTTATTTATCTCTTCTTTAGCCTGATTCATTCTAGCTAAATCTTGTATTATAATACTTTCTAAAATAGTTTTTCTATCAGTATTTACACCAAATTTTTGTAAAACTGATTTTGTAAATCTAGGTATAGTAACAAAATCTAAACGTTGTCTATCTGCTTGTGTAGGAACAGCAATTTTCATAAGATTTTCATCACCTCTATTTGCAAAAGCATTAAGCCTAACAATTAAAGAAACTTTTTCAGATTGATTTGAGTAGTCAGTAGTAGCTATAGATTCATTTGCACTTTTAAATGAGTCTACTATTTCTATTTTAAAAGATTCTCTAGCTAAACCTTGTCCATGATGTAAAGCCTGTATTAATGGAGAAGTATGCTCTAAAGAACTCCCCGGATTATTCATAGGGTCTTCTAATAAATTTAATAAAAATTTATCTGCACGTTCTGGAGATTTTATAGTCTGTTGTAATTCATCTAATGGAGTTGGTTGATTTATAGGCCAATATTGTTTATTTGTACCACTAATAAAAGATCCAAATGGTTGCTCTTCAAACAAATAGCTAATACCTGAAATTCTTTGTATTAAAGATTTTTGATCTGAGTATATACTTGTAGCAGGTCCGTCTTTTATTACTATATTTTTAAGTCCTCTAATATTTCTTCCAGCAGATTTAGTTTTAGATGCACCAGTCATAAATTCTACAAACAAAGGCATACCGGTTACTACAGTATTTTTTCTAATATCTCCTATTTCAAAGTATTTTGTTAAGTTTTCTTTGGTAGACTCTAAAGTAGGTCCATAACTTATTCCTAATTCCCATAAAAATTCTCCTAAACCTTCAATAGCTTTTGCAGGTACTGGTCCTACAGCACTACGGTTTTCTCTAGTAGCATTATCTATTTTATCAAATGCTTTTGTAATAGCTGCTTTTTTCTTTTTAGAAACTGTTAATACTTCTTCTCCTAATTCATTTGGAGTTACTTTATAAAGAGCTCTTTCATTAGGAGTATCATATTCTTTAGAAATGTTAGACCAATCTTGTATAGCCTTTTTACCTGTGTCACTTTGATTAGAGCTTATCATTGAAGTCTGTACAAAAGAATCTACTTTCCCTTGTTGATGATCAAAAGCAAAAACTTTTTTAGCTTTAAATAATAAAAAGTTTTTATAAGCCATTGCAAAATTAGAAAACAAAGATGCTTGTTCTTGTGCGGTAGCAGATTTAAGACGATCTAAAATAGGAGCCAATTTAGGTTTATATTTTACTATATTTTCCATTTTTTGAACCATACCAGTATAAGTCATTTCTCCTACAGTAGCTTCTGCTACAGCGCTATACACGTCTGACATCTCCATATCAACTTTATGGCCATAAATTGTAGAATTTTCTGTTATATTACTAAGTATACTTTTAGCTTGACTAGATAATTTAGTTTTAGGATCTTCTTGTAGTCTAGATATGTTATGTATACGTACTGGAGTATCATCTATAGTATAAATTTCACCTACATCATCTCTTAAACTATAATCAAGCTCTTCTAATTTAATTGCAATTCTACTTCTCCACCCTTCTCTTTCTAAATTACCTGTATAAGGAGAAACAACGTCTTCCCACTGATCATATATTGTAAGGAATGCTTGTCCTACTCTTTTTGCAGGATTAAATGCAACTCCTTCTGGCATTTGTTCTAGCATTTTTTTAAACCCAGATGATTTATATATGTCAAAGAGTTCTCTTCCTATAGATAAATTGTTATCATCAATACCAGTAAACGCATGTGAAAGAAGTTTTTCAGCTAACAGTCCTTTATCTTTTCCGGGATTACTAGGATTAAAAAATTTATTAGTATCAAAATTCTTAGAGTTTTTGCTGTCTTTAAATTTTTGTACTGCTATACGAGTTAAATTAGTTTCCTGTAGTAAAGACATTCCACTAGTGTTTATTGGATTTGTAGCCCCTTTAACAACTTGCGTTTCCATATCAGAATTCATCACTACAAACTCACCTCTAGCTGCAATAATAAGAGGTTCTCCATTATCGTCTATATAAAACGAATCTACAGCAGATTCACTCTTTGTACTAGATTCCCAGTTTTTACCAAACCATTTTTTAAATTTATCAGAACGAAATGTATCATAAACTGCTTTAGCTTTAGTAATACTACCTGTAGACTTTCTTAATTTTTTAAACAACTCAGACTCTTTACCATTTGGCGCTAAAGCTCCTACTACATTTCCATTATTTTTTACGTATTTACAAGCCATCTATATATTTTTTATAAGCAATCATTAGGGTTTTCATCAAAATCAAATTCATCTTCTGGTATATCTTCAAACTGTGTATCTTCATCTAGTCTACTAACTACTACAGGGTCTATAATGTCACTTTTTTTAATTACAGATTCTCCGGTATTATCTGTTACTGACACTTTATTAAAAGTTACTGCAGGATTATTAAACATGCTTTCTCCTATTTTAACTACATCTGTCGAAAGTATGCTTGTTTGTCTCCATAACTCAGTACCACTAAATAAATATTGCTGATACCCAAAAGGTTCAGTTGCTGTAGACTCATAGACCTCACCTGTTAAACGACTTGTATAGTCTCCTGCAAGATTTATAAGATCATTATCTACATTATATTTTTTACCTTTTATAAATTCAAATAAATCTTTTTCTATATCAATTACTTTTTCTCCTCTATCAGTTTTATATCTAACAAACTCACCATCTTTAAATTTCATATCATCAAATTTATAAGATTCTTTTCTAAACATTTTATCTAAATAATAGTCTTTAATACGAACTACACCTCCTGCTGCCTCACTATTATAAGTAATACTAAAACTACCGTCAGGATACGTGTCTATACTAAAGTGTTTTTTAGAATTAGAAGGTATTGCACTTGTAGACATAATTTCTTGAACTGCTTCATATTCTTCTGCTTTAATAAGATCTAGAATTTTTTTTGAATGTTCTTCGCTTAGATTAGCAGTTAATAAAGGTGTTACTCTTGGGTCTCCTTGAGGATTGTTTTTAGGTCTAACAATTGATAATATTTGACCATTGCCAAGATTTTCTATAGGTTGAGTTGATAAAGCTCCTTGTATCTCTTCTAAATCTCCTTGATCTAAAGATTCATCTACAGGTCCTGTAATAACTCCTGTTTTCATTGGAGATTTATTTACTACTGCTAGTATTACTTCGTTTTTACCAAACGTTGTTTCTGGATTTAAAAATACTCTTTCTCCATTTTTATCTACAGTATGGTTCATATTTCTAGGCCCAGCCATTATATCAGATATTTTAGTAGTAACTGAATTACCTGACATTAATTGGTCTACTATATACTTTCTTTCTAATGAGTCAGAAACTCCTAATTTACCTACATACTCATTTTTTATTTTATAGTATATAGGTATGTTTTTCCAACTTTCAGATGTTTCATCTCCTAGACTTTTATAATAATCATTAGCTATTATCTCTAGAGTTACTACTTCGTTTTTTATATTTGGATCTAGTAATAGATCTTTATTAACTTTTATTATTTTACCATCTACAGTGTCAGCAGGGTACATAACAGGATTATCTGACGAGTCTACTTGTACTCTATACTTATTACCTACTTTAACTACTTTAGTTGTATTTGCAGCTTTAATCTCTAACTCAGTGTTATCAGTATTTTCTATACTTTCTTCAACCTCACTAGTTGGTTGTGCTACTGGAGCTTCTACACCTATACTTTCATTTTTTTCTAAATAATCTGACACTTTTTTAAAGAAAGGTACATTATATTTATTTTTCTTTGGGTCTACTCCTTCATGGTATCTTTTTAAGAACCATCCGTCTTCAGCAAACCCAGGTATTGGAGCCCATAAACCTTTAGTATCTGCTGTTGTACCAGTTCCTGTAGATTTATAAAATAAAAATGTCTCTCCTGTTTCAGGGATAGTAATTTCAACTATTTTTCTACCATCTATATTAGCTCTTAAATTAGTCAGTTTAAAAGATAAATTTTCATTACCTGCATTTTCTCCTTTAGCTATTAAATCGTCTATGTGTACATTGTATCTTGGATCTTCATTATTTTTAACATCATTTCTCTTGTACTTCATAGGCATACCTGCAACATCAGTAATCATAACCGGAGCTGCAGGTTTAACTACAGGTCTAATAAATCCTTCTTGAACTGGAGACTCTTCTACAGGGCCTCTAAGATCTGCTTCAGTCATACCTTCAGGTAATCCCATTATAAACCCTTGTTGAACAGGTGCTCCAGGAACAGTCTGTTGCTCAGTGTTGTTATTCTCATTACTATTCTTAGTTATTTGAATAGCTTTTCTAGTTTCTTCTTCTTCATTTGTAAAAGACTCTTTTGAAGGAATTGCTCCTTTTTCTTTTGCTACTTGTATATTGTCTACAGGAGCCCCCTCTTCTTCAACGACTTCTCCAGTATCTTCACTTTCTCTTCCATCGTTTTGTCCTTCAACTCCTTCTGTAGGATCGGATTCAACCTGCTCTCCATTTTCGTCAATGTTGTTTTCTTCTTGCTCATTTTTAAATTTATTTAATTTTGATTTATAATAGGATAAACTGTTTTCTAATTTTTTTAATTTAGCTAAAGACTCTTCAATTAATTTTTCAGCAGCTTGTGCATTTCTGTTAGATTGTTTAAAAGATTCAAAATCATCTTGACTCTTATATCTCGCTGCATCAGATTCATATTGTTCTAGATCAGATTCTAAAGACTTTATATCAGACTTTATATCAGTAATATTAGCCTCTTTATCGTAGATCTTATCTAGTATATTTCTTTCTGCTTTTAATTGCTGCTCTGAAGACGGTGAAGAATCCTCACCTCTTAAACTTAACACTCTTTTTCTTTGTGCTATTTGTATCCTAAGAGACTTTGCTTTTCTGTTTAATGCTTTTAGTTCAGAATCATTTTTTAAATCTTCTTTAGTAGCCTCTGCTTCTTGTATGTAATAAGTTCTTAAAGTATCTATACTCTCTAACACTGCAGATAAGCTAAGGCTTAAATCATGTATTTCAACATTAATACTTTCCGATGTTTTAGCTCCGTGAGGTTGTTTGCTAATAAGTTCTAAATCTATTTCTTCTTTAATTACTTCTACTGAGTCTAAAATATCTTCTATTGGAATACCTTGGTTAGAATCTACTTTTGCTTGTTCAGTGTTTAGAATTATATAAGCTAAAACAGGTATTTTATCCTTACCCCATATAACATCTACTTGTCCATTTCTTTTTTTAGTAAGTCTTATACCTCTAATATTACCTCTTTTAGTTCTAAGTATTGCATCTAAAGGGTTACCTTCATCATTAAAGTATTCTTCTCCTTCTATCATAAAAGATCTTCCGTCTTCACTTGCACTTTCAATACCTGCAGTGTTATCGTCTATAAAAGCTTTTTGTACTCCTTTCTCATCTTCTTCTCTAAAATCTTCTTCTGTAGGCTCTACTTCTTCCTTTACTTCTTCAGAAGTTTCTTCTGATAATACTTCTATAGCTTGATTTAAACCTTCAATTTCACTAGGAGTTAAATCTTTTTTATCAAGATCTTCAAGTCTTTTTAGATGCTGCTGTTTAGTTTCACCCGGATTTTCTTCCATGTATTTTCTAAACTCTACAGCTTCTGCATCTCTAAACTCTGCTAATTTTTTATTATATTCTCTTTGTACTTCAGGAGAAGCGTTATCAGAGTCTAAATCTATAAGTTCTTTTTTAGTAGTAGCATTTTTTAAAGACTCAGTAATTTGTTTATCTATTTTATTTTGCTTAGCTGCTGCTTCTTGAATGTCTAATTCTTTTTGAAACTGAGCTTGAGCATACTCGTTAGAAGATAATTTGTTATACCTATCAATACCAATATTATTTTCTGTCATTAACTCTAAATAATCTTTAGCTTGTTCGTTAAATTCAGCAACAAGTGTAGGATTAGATCTTTGTAAATTTTCTGATATTTTATTAAGTCTAGTAGCTGTTTCTTTTAGTTGATCTAATGCATCAAATTCAGAAGCATCTACTTCTCCAGGAGTTTTATACTGGTCTTCAAGAGCTGTGTTTAATCCTTTTTGTTTGTACCAATTATCAGAAGTTGTATCATTTAAAGTATTTTTCATACCTTGATCTAAAACCTCCATTCTTCTAACTCTATCGTTTATCTCAGAACCTGTAAGAATTAATTCAGTCCTAAGTCTTTCTTGATGACTATATACTTGGTCTTCTGCCTTTCTTGCTTCTTCAGACATTAACTTTCTAGGAAGCCCTTGAGTTTTATCTGCTAAAGGAAACTGCTTAGTTACACTGTCGTGTACTTTTTCAAAATTAACAAGTTTCTTTTTAAATCCTTCTATAATAGCATCTTGTGATTTATCTCCAGAATCTTTTAATGTTAAAACATTTCCTTTTGCATCTTCTGTTGGGTATCCAAACTGTTTCATAAACTCAGTCTCTGATAACCCTTTTGCATCTTCAAGTTTTTCCATTATAAGCTGTAATCCTCCTCTATTTTTAGCTTCTAAAGCTTGATATTGTATAAGTTTAAATTGTTCATCTTTAAATTTCTTTAGATTACCATCTTTAAGGTGGCCCTCCATTCTTGTTGACGCTGCTGCAGAAGCATCTGCATTTTGTAAACTTTTTTGTGTACTATCAAATATACCCTGATTAACTAAATCAGTTAACATTTGTGCTTGTTGTTTTCTATTAGAATACTCTTTACCTACAATAGATTGTCCGCCTCCCATTATCATACCTGTTAAGAACCCTACTAAAGCAGATTCTTGACCTTCTTTAGACTGCATAGCTTCACCCGCAGCAGTAAGGGCCTTAGTCATATCTCCATATCCACCATTATTATATTTATCCGTATGGTATGTGCTAGCAAAAGCTCCAGAACCCATTTGAAGACTTTCTTGCAAAGTCTCTTCTAGCCCATTATAAAACATAGGTTTAAGTCTTTGTAAGCTTGACGCAACAATCCCTTTTTGAGCTAATGTA